GGAAGAGATTATAAAGGCCGCCAAGAATTCGCCCCGCGACCGCAAGACGTTCGACAACTTCATGACGGCGATCGGACCTTATTCGGCCGAACTTATGCGTAAGGACGACGCATTCTTCACGGCCGATAATAAGTTTATTCAGGCGCTCAATTTGCATGTAATTTGGACGTCCGAGAATGCGACGCCGAACACCAAAGATGCAATCTGGCAGTATCTCCAGACGATGTACATTCTGGGTAACACGATCAACATGTTCCCACCCGAGACTCTCAATATGATCGAGAGCGCAGCCGAGTCGTGTGCCCAGAATATGAAGGCCCAAGGCAAAACGCCCGATTCCTTCAATGAGAAGGACCTCATGGCCGGCATGAATTCCATGCTGTCCCAGATGATGAGTGGTGGCGGTGGGGGTGATAACCCGCTCGCGGCTCTTATGGGGGCCATGCAAGCTCAGCCGCCTCCGCCGCGCGCTCCTAAAAAGAAGGCCCCCAGGAAGAAATCTCAGTAAGTAACAGATGGACGTCATACAGGAAATTTTTCGGACCAATAAACTCCTTGAATTTTGGCCGACGGCGCGCCAGTCCGCCCGCGAGAGAACTCTGGCGACGACGCGGTTTGTCGTTTACGCCACGTGTATAGTATACCTGATTGGTCGGGACCCGCGTGTATTCGCACTAGGCGCTCTTGTCCTGGCCATTCTGTTTTATATGTATTCGGCGAATCTGATGAAGGATGGTAAGTTGCGACCGACAACGACCGATGGCCGCATCGCCGGTCCACTTTCGGACCAGGTTGTTCTCCCGACGCTCGATAACCCCATGGCGAATGTTCTTTTAACGGACTACGTGGACCAGCCCGATCGTCCTTCGGCGGCGTGGTACCCGAGTGTCCGGGCCGAAGTCCAGACGCAGATGAGTCAGATCCACCCATTCGAGCGTGTCCGGGACGCCGAGCGCAATTTCTACACCATGCCGGCTTCGACCATTCCCAACGACCAGAATTCTTTTGCCCAGGCATCTTTTGGTCGTAAATTCGCGCCCATGTGCAAGGACCAGGGCGGCGCAGCGTGCGACCCTGACAACTTCAATTTCCATTTCCCCGAGCAGACGCAGATGCGTGCCGGAAACGGCGCGTCCGGCCAAGGAGGTGGCCGCGGTGCATAGACTTTTTTCGCAGTCGATAGTAATAATGCCTCGTCTTGATGTGAGTCAGAATGTTCTTCAGGGGGGCGTATGGATCGGCCCGGCCCAGGTTGTCCTGGCGGATAAGACCGATGTCGAGAGTCTTTTGCGTGAGCAGACAACGACCGCTTGGCGCAAGGACTGGACCGAGCAGGGATACGACTTTCCCAACTCGTACGTGACGCTTCCTCAGCGTGTCATGTCATGGGACCCGATCAGCACGTATGCCGATGACCAAAACTCGCGCTTCAAACAACGTTACATCTCGAAGTAAATGTTTTCTAAGTTATTATTAATATGGATCCGCTTGCTCTAGCGGCCGTCGTGGGTCTTGTGTTTGCCGGTAAGCGCCTTGCGGACAGTTCAGACGAGCAATCGTCTGACCGTCAGGCCAAAGCTAAATCGGCAACCACTAAATCCCCTATCACTCGTCGTGATCTTGATATGATGTCAAATTCCCGAGACCACGCCAAAGACTATTTTGACCTGAAGGTCATGACTCCAAATTTGGGTCGCAGAATTGGTGACTGGCGTATCCAGCCCAAGAATGAGATTAAATCGCTCCAGACGCTCGACCCGTCCGCGACTCGTTCGCCATTCGGTCAGCCCGTGTACGACCTGTATAACCGTGAGAATGTCACGAACAAAATGAATAACGTCCCACCGATCGAGCGTATGAACGTCGGTCCGGGTCTTGGCGTCGGTCCGGACGTTCCCTCGACCGGTGGTTTCCACGATTACTTCCGGGCCATGCCTGTGAATATCAATGAAGAGCGCCTCACGACGCTCAAGGGCCTTCCGGGTCCTCCGAGCGCTTTCATCAAGAATGGTGGTGCTGGCGGTATCGGTGACATAACTCATCAGGCCAAGGAGACTAAAGCCTGGAACCGCCCTCCGGCCCAGAATCGTGGTGAAGGTCAGGGCGGCGCTCTTACCGGACCTGAGAAGCGCCCTGAATTCCAGCGGACAAAGCGCACGACAATTCGTCAGGAGACGGGTATGCGCCAGGACACTCTCGACGTCGGTCCGGGACAGTACAATGTGTATCAACCGTATGCCGTCGGTACATCGAACTATACGGATAAGAGCCTGACGCGCGTGAGCGACAACCGTTCAAAGGAGGACCGTGCAGGAAACGCGGGTCGTATGAACGTACGCGAGGACCCTGTCAACCAGGTCGGTTCGGCGACGCACGTCCGTTCCGAAACCACCGCATTCCCTATTGCGCACGGTGATGCCGGTCGTTACCAGCAGTACAAGGACGCCGAGTTTTACAAATTCAACGAATTTAAGGCGAACCGAAACCCCATGGCCGAGTCGGCCTATTTGGACATTGCGATTCAGCAGCTCGAGAAAAACGAAGTTGCCGTCACCCCACTCGCCGTCTCGTAAAAAAGTCCAGGTCAAAAAAATATAGGACTATTGTAAAATGAGCGGAGGTGTCGTCCAGCTTGTCGCAACGGGAGCTCAGGACACTTGGTTGACCGGCAAGCCCGAGATTTCTTTCTACCGGTCAAGCTACAGACGGTACACTCACTACGCCAGCTCAGTCGAGCGTCAGATTATCCAGGGTCAGCCGTCCGCAGGTGGTATTTCGACGATTCGTTTTGAGAAGAAGGGCGACCTGATCAACTACACGTACTTTACGGCCCGTGATTCCAACGGTACTCTTATTAATAACATCGACTGGTCAAAGGTGATCGATAAGATCGAGCTTATGATTGGTGGTCAGGTGATCGACACGCACGACTTCGAGTACATGTCGGACATCGAGCCTGTGACGGGTGCCCAGACGTTCTCGAACCGTTACCTGAACGTGTCGCCGTCCGGCCCGACGAACCAGAAGAACGGCTTTTTCCCGCTCAAGTTCTTCTTCTGCAAGGACTGGTCTGTGTCTCTGCCCCTGGTAGCCCTCCAGTACCACGACGTCGAGCTGCGCATCACGTGGTCGGCGAATCTTAACCAGACGGTCAACTTCGGTACGACGACGGGCGCCTCACTGGGCGTGCCGCAGGCGACCGCATCATGCGTGTCGAGCGGTGTTGCCACGGCCCTAGGTTCCAACACGGCCAACCTCGTATTTACACAGTCGGCCGGTCCCTTGTTTCCGGGTATGCTTGTGACATCGGCGGTGAACAACGTCGCGGCGAACTCGGTCATAGTCCAGAGCTTCTCGAACAACTCTGCAAATATTATTGTTGCATTTGCGAACACCACAAACACTAATGTTATTAGTGCAACGTACGCAGGTGCGACGATGAACATATTCACCCCGGTCCTAACGTCCGTCGGCCCGACGGCGGCCACGACCATCGCTGCGGGTGCTACATCCTCCGCAATCACGTTTAACGGTTTCGCGAACCCCCTTGGCGGTGCTGGTCTACCGGCACTTGGTCAGTTTGTGGCCATTCCTAACGTCGGCCAGGGTTACGTATCGAGCGTTTCCAATGTCGCGAACAACAACGTGACCGTGACCTTCTTCAACTCGGCGCCTCAGACGACCGTCGCCGGACCCATTTCGTTCTTCAACGGCGCCGAGACGAGCGCTACGACCTACGCAGGCCTGCAGTTCCAGGCCTGGTCGAACTTCGTGTACCTGGACCAGACCGAGCGCGACTACTTCGCCAAGACTCCCCAGGATCTGCTTATTAGCCAGGTGACTCGTGTGTCGGCCCTGAACACGCCTGTGCAGGAGCTGGCCCTGGCACACCCTATCAAGTTCATCGCCTTCCCGGCCGTCAGTTACGCTCAGATCTGGGCCAACGGCGCCGGCTCGGCCACGGCCCTCAACTACAGCTCAAGACCCAGATTAACGGTGTGGATGTCGGTGAGTTCAAGTTCCTGCCGCAGTGGGTCGACATCCCCCAGTACTACAACACGCCGTTCGGCTACGTCCACAACAACCAGGCGGCGAACGTCGCGATCATCAGCTACTGCCTGGACACGTCCAAGCTCCAGCCGACCGGCACGCTCAACTTCTCCCGTCTGGATACGTTCCGCCTTATCACGCCGCCTCAGCTCACGAACGGCGTGCTCGGCATGGCCAGCGCTCCGATCAACTACCCGGCGACGTACCTGTACGCCGTCAACTACAACGTGCTCCGCATCCAGAACGGTCTTGGCGGCTTACTTTACGCGAACTGAATTTTTTTCAGCATAAAGAATACCAGCGTTTCGGGATTATGGATACTTCCCCAGGGCGTGAAATAACAATAGAGCATCTTTTCTTCGATACAAATTAGAAATGCAACTCTGGCACTGGTTGCTTCTTCTTGGGCTCGTGTTTCTGATTACGTACAATCCTCGCACGGGAAAACTGGGTAAATTTTTTGAATCGGAAAGATTAGTAGAGGACCGAAATGTCGGCGCCTCGAGAAAGACACAAAGCGATAGCGATACCGATGAGCACGGTGAATGACCAAAGGCACTTTCTGATTGTCCACGACCGAAGGTACCGTGAATGGACGTTCGTGACCGGCGGGTGTCGCCGACGCGAGATTTACAACCCACTCAGATGTGCGGTGCGTGAACTCGAAGAAGAAACACGTGGAATGATCAACTTAAAACGGGGCTCTTACGCCTATTTTAAGTTCGTCACGGATACGCCCGAGCCACGGGATATTGAGGATGGCGTCGACGTCATAAATCATTACCACGTCTATGTGTTTGACTTGCCGATGACGGCCCTAGAACACAAACACATCGTGAAAAGATTCACAGAGGAAAAGGAGAAAATGGAAGGGGCCCAGGTCCCTTTCCGTAAAAATTGGGACGAAAATGACGACTGTCGTTTTGAGACGCTCGATACGATCGAAAAGCACTCGAACCTCTGGCCTATGATTCGCAAGCACGTCATTTCGAATCCTGAATTTCACGCGGCGCTCACATCAGTTCACAGGACTCCTTTTAATTTAAAAACATAATTCGCTTCTAAAATATGAAGGTCGTGATCGATGGTAACATCGGTTCCGGAAAGACGACCCAGTTGGACCTTTTGGAACTCAAAGGGTGGACTGTACGTCGAGAGCCCATAGATCAATGGCCTCTCGAGGCATTCTACAAAGACCCGAAACGATGGGCATTCTATTTTCACATGGTAATTCTCCAGACGCTCAGGCCTCTCAAGACAAAAGACCACGTCATTTACGAGCGGTCTCTTCTCAGTTCCAGGCACGTCTTCTGGCCGATCATGTTTCGCAAAGGTCTCGTGACGGTCGAAGAA